ACAGCGACAAGTAATCACGAGGAATTTGAGCCACGATATTTTTATACATGTCTAAATCTTCATCTGGTATCCAATAGTCACTATTTTTTGGTAAATTGCGTGTGCTAAATGGACTGATAGATGATCCATTTGTTTTTGGTTTTAGTAGTGGGATAATGTCATTGTCATACTTGGATTTAAATTTAAATAGTATTTCTGAATCGTTCTCTTCAATATCAAATATAACATCTTGTCCAAAATTCTCGTTTATGTGTGTTGTTATATTGTGTCCTCGAATTATGGATGGAATATATGCCTGTAAAATTCCAGACCCATAATAAAATACTTTATTTCCATGTTGACAATCTATGTAAGCATCTATGTCTTCTAATGTTCCATCTAATTTTCTATTAAATTGATTGGTAGATAGATCATACGGACATTTGATACGATAGATTTTTTTGTACTTATTATATAAGTAAGATATTATATACCACCTACCTAACTACCTAACTATCCTCCTCAAAATGCTAAGTTATTCCCCTGAAATTCCCATCAGATATTCCGCATGCAGCGTATTGATGATCGGTGCGAATGCATACAGGATACTGATCAGGAACTCGTCGTTTCCGTATTTTTCCTTCAGTTCAGTTACTCGCCTGTTGAATCCTCCCATATCATGATCGCTCAGGTACTGCTTGTAGGATCCCCAGCAGTCGTTATAGATTCCTCTCACTCTCTGCTGGATTCTGTCCGCATCATTCAATAATCCTGCACCCCGCTTTCCTGTAACTGGTCTTCCGCCTCTTATACTGATTCTCACAGAACTGGATCTCATCCACATAGTCATAACAGACTGGCTGTTCCTTCCCCTCGCACATCCTGGCGATCCTTCCAATGCTCTGCGTCACTACTGCGTAATCTTTCTTTGGAGTTGCGAGATACAAGCGATCAAGCCTCGGAATGTCCAGCCCCTCTTTTGCCAGGCTAAAGGATGCAAATAGGAAATGCTTTTTTCCTGCCTTCATATCCTCAAGCGCCTGTATCCGGTCAGCCTTTGCCTTCTTGGATGTCATCCTGCCGTCAATCATGGCGCTATCCTTTTTCAATTCTTCAGGCAGCATATTCTGCAGCAGATGCAGATGATCCAGTCTGTCCGATAGAATCAGATTCGAGTGATTTTGATTCTTAATCAGATCCTCCAAAATAATCTTACACCGCACCACATTCCCGGTCAGATATTCCATCAGTTTGCTGTATACCATAGTCCCGTCCGTATCCAGGCATGACCGGCTTGTCATGATCCCCGTATCCCTTCTTAAGATCTCTACCTGCATGGTCTTTTCCGCAACCGCTTCATCCGGCACCTTATACTGGATATCTCCCAGTATGGCGAATGTGCTTTTGATCAGCCCGTCAGATCTGTGAACCGTTGCACTGAGTCCGTATTTGTAACTTGCAGCCAGACGGCTCATAACCCTGTAAAACATCTTCATTCCAGATGGAGTTCCTGATACCCGGTGGCATTCATCCACGATAATGACATCCCATTCATACTTGTACTTTTCCAGATCCAGTTTTGAAAGCGTCTGCACAGTCGCAAAAGTCATATGGCTTCCAATCTGCACCCTGCCTCCTGTGATCTTCCCAAGCGTTTCCTCTGGATAATACTGTCGCGCCCGGTCATAAGACTGATTCAACAGATCTGCGGTGTGCGTCAGCCAGAGCGTCTTTCTCCCGATCCTCGCCGCAAGCGCGATCCCCATCTGAGTCTTTCCGGAGCCGCAAGGGCTTTGGAGAATTCCGCATCCGGCATTGCACATAGCGATTACCGCCGCCTCCTGATATTCATACAGCGGAACCATGTCCGGGAACTCCAGCATCCCATTGTCTGCCAGGTCTTGTATGATCCCCGTATCCTCTGTCAGAAATCTTCGCACCTGCTTTCCAGTCCCGCACGGAAGAGCCAGCACATCGCCATCTACGTAGAAGAGATATAACTGCTTTTCCGTATTTCCAGTCCATAGTCCCATGCGCTGCTTCCTGGCGTATTCAGGATTAGGGATGATCAGATTTTCTCTTGCCCACGCTACTAACTCCGTCACCGGATTCCTGATATAGATCTCATTGCTGATTGTTACCTGCATCCCGCCACCTTCCTATCAAGGCGATCCCTATGCTCGATCCAGCGTTCAAAGAGTCTCCCGCAGCGCATTAATTCATTTCTGGTCGCCTGCTTCACCCCATTCTCCATCATGATCGCAAGCATGCGGTAAGGCACCAGAATGACCATGCCCTGCATCCTAATCGCGAAGAGTCCCGGCCGGTTCCCTGTGCTGCTCCATAATGACATCGCATTGTGCTGGTTCTCCTCTATCCTGCTCAGCCTGAATGATTCCCCCTGGCAATCCTTGCAGTCAAAGACATAGGTCTCTCCATCTCGGGCCGCGATCACGTCAAACGGCTGCCCATTCTGGTTGTCCTTCATGCAGTGAGACCAAAAGCCTTTCTCTGCAAGCATCTGTGCAAATTCCTTCTCGAATGCTGTTCCATTGCTTTTATTGCTCATATTTTATTCCTCCTCTATGCGTACCCGCCTACTTTTCGGATCTGTTCCATGTATCCGTAGTGCCTCATCTGTCCAGCCCCCTCTCTATATCCAAGGTCACCCTGCGTATCATCCTGAGATCGTCCCTGATCCGCTGCCTGGAAGGAGTTCTCATTTTCCAGAGTTCTGCATACACTGCATTATCCTTCCTGGCCCTCTCCGTCTCTTCCCGGTACATCTCCATGTATTTCAATTCCAGTTCCGCATCTGTAAGGAGCCTTTTCAAAAATTCCATATCTTCCATTCGTAATCCCTCCCATGATCCCGTTGTCTAACCTTTTCCCGGAAATGTCTACCCTGTTTTTTCCCGGTTTGCACCCTGCAAAGCCCGTAAAATCGCCATGTCTAACCGTCTACCCTAAATTTCTGTACCATAACCACAGATTTTTAAAGAAAAAATTTCACTATGATTTTTACGCGCGTTACGATATATGAATCATGGTTAGACAGGTTAGATGGTTAGACTATATATTATAAAGCCCGTGTTTAAGCCAATCTTATGTCTAACCTTTTGTCTAACCTTTTTGACTTTTTCATTTTGGTTAGACATTTCAGTCAAATGGAAGCTTCATCTGTTCCTCTTCCACATCCATAAATCCTTCTTCATCCGCCCCGGGTTCCATGTTAAGCTTGATATAATTCGCCTTTATCCCATATACCCTTGTGTTGTGGATGTACTTCCCCTGTGAGTTGCGCTGGATCCGGTCCTTTGCCGCCCATTTCTTGCTGACTGCCGCATAATCGAATCCCGTCTTTTCCAGAAACTCGCACAGCACATCCTTATTGATTATAGCCACCGGCGGCTTCTCCGGGTGCTCTTCATCCTCATCGATCTTTCCCCAGACCTCACCTTTATTGAGAGCATCCGGGCTATTTGGATTCTGGAAACGGACTGGATTCTTGGCAATCCAGTTCAGCACTGCCTGGTAGGATCGTTCTGCTACATCCACTTCATTTGCGCTTCGGAGATATGTTTTAATATCCTTGATCTTTAACGGCACCTCATCTGTAAAAATCACTTCTGTCAGAATCCGATCTGCCAGAAGGATGCACGCCATTGCCATCGCCTGCTTTTCCGTCGTATCCAGGTTACACATGGCATCAAAATAGCGCTTATACTCCTCCCTGAGTTTCTTCGCCTCCGTGTTCTGCAGGTACTCTACCAGAATTTTTCCGGCATGACCGTAATTTGCTGTAAGGACAGACACGGTATGGTTTCCGTCCTCGATCAGTTTTTCTTCTACTTCAATCTCTATTACCCGGTTCTTTGATCCTGCCCGGCTGTTCTGCTTCGTGATGGGCTCCTCGCCCGTAAACAGGAAGCTGTTGCTCCATGTCATGGTCTCCTTCACGCCGCCAGACGCTTTTCCCTGTCCGCGCATGATTCCTTCCGTTACTCGGTAGATCAGCTTGTCAAAGTTGGTTGTCCAGCGATCCTTGATGGTCTGCAGTTCATCCCCTGCAAATGGGATGGAATGCAGGAACGCCGCTGATTTCGTCAGATAGTATTGGGTGACGTCCATGGCCTTGACCAGCCCGCCCATCTTGGGGTTGCCCCAGATGGTCAGGGCTGCCATGATAGCCACAGTTTTTCCCGTGCCGGATTCCCCGCTCCAAATGTGAAATACAAATGGCAGGGCATCCACCAAACTTATCACCACGCTGGCTGCACTGGCCGCGAATGCAAGCCGGATAATCTTGTTTTTTCTTAAAGCACCGCAATGCTCTTTCCAAATCTCATAATTTCCACCCTGTCCAATGTTATGATAAATAGAATCAAACTCTTCATCGCCATCATAGACAATATCCTGAGCATAAGGCATGAACTCATTCCCTGCCCATCCAAGCCGGTTAATTGAC